CCGGTGTCACTCTCATAAGCCAGCGTTACCGAGGCGGTGACTTCCTCTTCTTCCTCTGTCGCGTCTGCATGCGGCGTATACGAAGCGATAAACAGGCTATAGTCGACGCTGTTGTACCAGAGCGTTACCGGCATGCCGACATAAGGGGCGAGTTCCGCCAGATTGTCACTGGTAATTCGGCTGTATGCGCCATCGTTGGTTACAACAAACTGATCGGGTACGATTAGCTCAACCGTTGCGCCAACAATCCACGAATCAGGCAGCTCGTTTGTTGCAGTATCGTCGTCAGCGCTTAATCCGTTAAACGTGATTGTGTTTCCAGATACCGTCAGTGACTGCGCAACAACATCATCCTTGTCCGGCGCCGTCTGGGCCATATCCAGCCCGGCGCCAGAGCTGGTGCCTCCAACTTCAGTGGAGTTAAACCAGTTTTCGCTACGGCGGTCACCAGCCACATTCTGGCCGGGCTGAAAAACGGTGTACGCGAAACTATCACCCAGCGATGAAACAGGCGTGGCACCAACACGCATATCCCCTTTGCCGAATGAAAATTGTCCGAATCCCAGCGCGACGAACATTTCAACGGTCATCACTGTCGGATCATCCTGGCTGAAGCGGGTTACCGGCTGTACTACGTAATCGGGGTAAATTCGGCGGCGTCCGAACAGCTCACGAATCGGCTCCCCAAGCTTAGCCTGGTTGGCTTTAGCCGGGTTTACATCGAGTGAATCGCCTGTTCCTGATGAATACCCTCCCGGATCGACCGCGCCTGGTGCAAAAAATAGCGCATATGCAACGGATGCGGCAGAAATAGCAACAGCTATCCACGCAATTGTCCCGGCCTCCAGCCCGTAAGGGATCGGATAGATACGTACTTCACTGGATGGGGCTATGACATAATCGAACCATTCCGTTGCGGGAATATTTTCGCCATCAACTTCAACCGCAATCGGGTGTTTAATATCTGAACGATAATTATCAACGTTGCTAGACAACCACTGATGAAGAGTCAGTGCGCCATGTTCATGTATTTCCAGCGGCTCGCCGGGTAACCGGGATGGATAAATTCTGATAGTCACTGCCAGAACTCCACTTTAACAAACCGACGCATAAAGCGCGGCAATGGAAGGATGGTCACGTTGGTCTTTGGGTTGCATTCCACAACATAAAGTTGCTCGTTGATATCCACCACGACTGCAACATGCGTCACCGTTGAACCGGAATAGCAATAAACCCCTGCACCAGCGCATGGCTCGCATTGGGAAAGAGTCAGTGAGAAACTTTTTGCTTCTCGATCAAGGCCACCATCGTCTTTAGTCACTCCGGCAAAATCCGGCCATTCATGAAGCCCCAGATCGCGACGCACTTCATTCACGATGCCGAAACAGTCAAGTTCAGGGTAAGCGCGTCCGCCCTTCAGCCATTTGACTGAAAGGTATTTATCTTGATTGAACATTGAAACTCCTTAGCTCATGTAACGAAGGCCAGGATAGAACGGGAGTGTGTAGCGATAGCGGGGCCAGGCTGTATCCAGCACGTTCATGTACCCTGCGATAATCTGCGCCTGCGTCGCGGTCCAGTACCCGTTTTTAACCGTCAGGGTATAAGGACGTTCGGCGGGAGCGGTTAAATCGTCAGAGGTAAACTGGCGGTAAGTCACTGTGGCGCCACGCAAGTTTTCCAGCGCGCTACGCACGGATGTCGACGCCTCGCCATTAATGTTAGAGACTGCAAACTGTAGATCCTGTGTACCGTCGCTATTTCGCGCAGGTAACGCAACGTCGATGGTGCTTGCGATAAATGTCACTTCTTCGCCGGTTTCCGTTGTCGCGGTTATGTCGTCATAGCCATCACAGAGATACAGAGCATCATCACCGATGTTGATCTGCAGGGTTTTGATAATGACCTCTTCACCGGAAGAGGCGTACAGTCGTTTTAAAGTCGGGCTGGTCATGCTTCGGGCCACTCCCTGTTAAGTGCAATATCAATGATGCTGCTGTTGATGATGTAATCCGGGAACTCAGCCCAGCCATCGCCAAGAACAGGACGTGTCCATAGCTCCAGCGTCGCGGAGAACTGCCAGTAAATCGGGGCGACCAGCGTCGGCCCCTGATAGATATCGGTGAACCGGCATTTATAGAACTCAACGCCCAGCGGGGTCTGTAGTCGCATAAAAAACCAGTCAGCACCGTCAGTGATCGTTTCGCGGTACCAGGCCTCAAATAGCTGGGCCTGAATGTCCGTTTCAAAAAGCCACTGCACATTTGCCTGTGTTGGCGTGGAAATGAATGCCCGGCGCTGGCGGGCACGGCCGGTTGTCATTTCGGTACGCATTAACGGACTGACTGGCTGAAATGCATAGCCATCCTGAAGCGGCATAGGGAGATAGTCGTGGGGGTAGTATTTTTCTGCCACTTTTCCTCCGGGCATAAAAAACCCGCCGTTAAGCGGGTTCTTGACCTAAATTTGTTATCCGTCAGGCAACATCAGCACCATGGTTCAGATGGCGAAGAGATTCAATGCCGTTGGTGTTATTGCGGAATGCTTCAACCTGCTTAGTGGAGTGAGCCGACTTATCCAGAAAGAATTTGCCCTACTGCTCAGTTTTGAGGTTGTTCGCGTTAGCTATGCGCCCGATTTTATTGGCGCTGACGCCGATTTTCTGTCCAGCCTCTGCTGCCGTGTAATAATGCTCTTCAATCACCGGCAGCGGGATAGCGTCATGGACTCTTACCCGCAATTAGATACGATGAAGTATGAGTAGATATGGTGAGTTAGAGATATCTTGAGGGCATCAAGTAAATGGCACTAATTGTTAAAAAGCCCACCTGAGTGGGCTATGCGTCTTTAATATGGAATTTGCTTAAGAAATCTTTGCATGGCGTAAAACGCCTTGCTGTCACCTTGTGAATCAATGATTGCATCCGACATCACGCCACTACCAGTTTCAACAAAAATCCAAGCCTTTTTAGCTGTTGATAATTTCTTGATTAAGTCTAAGGGCACAAGGTAATCCTTGCGGGACTGTGCATATGCTGAGTAGTTAGCTAAAGGACGCTCATAACGAGTAAGATCGCCACCATCACGCAGTTGATACTTTTTGCCATCTATCTCCAAGTAGGCACTTCTAACAAAATCAGTAGTGTTCATCAGGGAAATATTGAGAAGGGCGGTATCTTTCTCACTTTCAGCCCAGAAAGCTCCAATTGCTATACACTGCATACTTTTGCAATCAGTTCCATGTGGCTGCATTAACACCGTCTTACTTCCGCTATGACGATCAACTCCGGTTATAGCTTCCTGCCCTTGATTATTAGCGCATCCAGTCAAAAATGAAGCGACAAAAGCCGCTAACAATAATTTTTTCATATCCCTATCCCCAACAGTAAACATAACCTGATGTTATCACAGGCCGGGTGCATGGCAATGTGGGGCGTCCTTGCCTGCAATCAACCTATCTTCCTTCCCGCATTGTACTTGCCGGAGAGAGCCTTAAATACGTCACCTCTCCCATTAGCAAGATCATGAGCCACCTGCTGATATCCCTGCTTTGCCCCTTTCGCAGCTGCCTGCTGGACAAGCATAACGGTAGAATCAGATGGGTTGCCGTTAATAGTAATCGGAGGCACTATGACTGTAGGGCTGATGATGGTGGTATTGCTGTTGTTGTTGCTGACACTCTGAACGCCCGTTCCGTATCCCGGCCTACTGAGCGTTGCATCAAGCGGTTTACCATTCCGAAGCGCATCAAGCTGAGTCACCCCGATCCGGTTCGTTGATGCTTTATCGAAAACATACTCGCCCTTGTGAACAATGCCAGCCGGGTCGTATTTACCACCGGGGCCGGTATAGCCGCCAGTTGCGAAGCCAACGCCAGAAATTGTCGATATATTGGAAACAATACTAGCTGTAGCTGCTGCAACAGACGCCATTGCCGCAATGTTGTAAGGAAATGGATTGGCTGCTGCCATAGCAATACCCTGCTGGATAGAAATCAGGGACTGAGCAATCGCAAATGCCTTGCTTGCAGCAAATGCAGCCTTATAAATCCCTGACTGCTTACCAAATCCTGTTTGCGCTATTGAAACCACACTATCAAACATAGACTGAGTGGCTGCGGTCTGAATCTGGAAGTTCTGATTGCTCAACGCCGCCGTCTGATCGGCATACAATCTCCGCGTCTCATACATCTTTTGCTCATATTCTTTCGTGGTCAGATCCATTTGCTGATATGCAGCGAGCTGATCAGCTTGCCACATATCTAAATCCATTTGCGCTCGCTGTATTTCCTGCAATTGTTGCTGAATGCCTCCCCACGAACCAGATAGCTCGCCCCCCACAGGCGAAAGACTGCCAGTCACTTTCTTTACCGAACTTGGTAGCTGTGCAGTTGTACTACCGAGAATATTTGAACGGGTTTGTTCATACTCTCCCAGCATCAATTGCCCGGTCGCTTTTGCCTTTTCCAGAAGCTCGAGGCGGTCTCTAAGAAGGTTATTTGTCTGCTCATCCTTTGTTAGAACCTGCTCCTGCATCTTCCGGTAGTCATCCAGCGTCTTAACCGAATTTTGCAACGCTTCCTGATTTTTGTACGCCTGAAGGATTTCCTCAGAACGCGCCAGAATTGACTTCTGATCGGCGGTGAGTTGCGTTTTAGACTTGAGGTCAGCAATCTGTTGTTCAAACTTTACTCGCGCCTGTGTAGCGCTGTTCAGCTTGTCGCCGGCGTTCAGTTGAGACTGCATCGCGGCAGTTTGCTGGTTTATCTGGTCGAGTAGCCGGGTTGCTGCGTCTTCGGAGTAAGATTTGCCTTTTCTGCCGCGATTTCCCTTCTGTAGCGACTTCTCATAACGAGCATTTTCACGCTGGATAGCCTGATCAATTGCCGCCTGACTTGCCCCTGAATTTCTGATTTCATTCAGTGTGCGCTGGTGACGCTCTTCCTCGTTTTCATATTGCTGGTTGAGTTTCTTTGTCGCATTAAATTCGCGCTTTTTCCTTTCCTCTTCGTTTTTATCTGCCTGCTCTCTGGCGTTGTCCAGGCTTTCGCGAAAATCAATTTCTTTCAGCTTCTTCAGTTCATTTCTCAGGTCATCAGCGGTAAGTCCGGTCTCATTAAAATACAGCCCCTTACTTACAGGATTCGTCTGGAACTCAACAAGTTTTCGCTCAATTTCATCTATTTGCTGCTTGGTCGTCTTCACGCGACCGATATCCAGCATTTTGTCCCATGCGCTTTTTGCTGCGTCACCAAGCCAGTTCCAGGCTGTTTCCAGTGAGCCTAAGCTAGCCTTAATTTCTTCTGAGCGGGTTCGCATTGCAGATGAATAGCTTTCCATGGATATTCTCGCCGCTTCCTGGCTTCTGCCCTGCTCGGCAAGAGTGGTGATCTGCTCTAACTGCGTAGCGGTGAGGAAGTGGATCGATTTATCAAGCTCTTTTACAGCATTTACTGGGTCGTCTTGAATGCGCTGGAACTGTTTTATTGTGTCATCGACTGACACTCCTACCGAGTCCCGCATTTTTTCAGCAGTATCGGCTATCATCATAATGCTGGAGCCTGAAAAGCTGCCTGTACCAACGACCTTTGCAATACTTTCAGCAAATTGACTCTGGGATATTGAAAATGTCGAAAGCGACTTCGCCATTATCTGCAACTCACCGGCAGTTTTACCAGCATAGCCACCTGTAAGAATAATGGATTTATTATACGCATCCTGATCCTTAGAGCCTTTGTAATAGGCCAGACCAAGAACACCGACCGCCGCAGCCGCCAGAGTAAACGGGTTAATCAGCCCCGCCACATATCCGCCAACTCCTTTAATCGCTGGCCCGATACCGCCAAACATATCTTTAAGCTGACCGCCCTGCTGCAATAAGACCGTCATCGGTGCCTGACCTGAAGCGAGGCTCACGACAATATCGGTCATTTGCGCTGGGATCATGCGCATCTGGTACGCCATCGCGCGGGACGTGACCCCGGTCTTCTTCATTGCATCCTGGGTGATTTCCAGTTGCTTACGGGTAGTCGCAAGGCTGGAAGAAAGCACATCGTATCTTTCCGGCGACAACATACCAGAAGCCTTCGCGCTGTCGAGTTGCTTCTGCTGGTCTGCCAGCCTTTTAAATGCCGTACCTATCGGGTCAAGCTGAGCGGAAAGACGCTGAAGTGACGCGCTTTGCTCATCTCTGGCTTTTGCAGCAGCTCTTTCAGCCAGCGCCTCACCATTGATTGCTTTTTCTGTCTCGCGGAGCTTAGATGCCAGATAATCGAAATCGTCATCCGGCAGAATCCCAGCCTTCTGGTATTTCTTGAGTTCCTGATATCTGTCATCCAGCTTATCCAAGGCCGCACTAACCGGGTCAATCTGGTCCCTTAGCTTTGCAAGAGCTTTCTGTTGCTCACTCAGTTCTTGCCGATGGTTCCGCGTCTCTTTGGAAACAGATTTTTGCACTATGTTGTAATCAATGAACTCATGCTTCAGGCTGTCTGTTGACCTTTCCGCCTGCTCGCCAGCCTGGGTGATTCTAGCCAGCGCCGTCGCCAGATTATCGGCATTATTCTTTGCCCCGGAACTATCCAGAACAATAGCAAGGCGTGATGTTTGTTCGGTCATTTACCTTTCTCCGGGCGTAAAAAAACCCCGCCAGAGCGAGGTTGTGTTCAGTATTCATTTTTCTGTCGCTCGTTTGCGTCGGCGATCTTCACGCTTTTCCTCACGCTGTACATCGTCGAACACCTTCATTATCGCCTTCAGCATCATGAACTTGATAAAGTGGTGATTAACGCAGCCGTAAATGCGTAACTGCTCTGTGAATTCTTCAGCAAACCGTAGCGCCTCCACCATGTTCTTCTCGCCTTTCATGAACTCCGAGAAGTCTCGCCCAGCTCTGGAGGTGCATTCAACAATTCGGTTATTCATGCTCATGCCGCCGCATACAGTAACTTCATTTGCCCTTTGACGGGGAACGCGGCCAGACATGGGCAGCCAAGAGCGGTACGATGAAATCCACCGCCCTGTCTCAGACTCACACTACGGAAAGCTCTTGCTGGAAGATGCGCACGCGAATGCACGATTTGTTGCGGGTATAAAAAAGCCCCGGACTGTACCGAGGCTCATTTCTTCTTGCTGCTTCCTTTCTGTTCCTTCGCCCACTCATCCCGCCAGGCATCGTCGAGGGCCAGTATCGCTGCGTCAAACTCTGTGCGGTCAATCAGGATAGAACGTGAGGCCAGATAGCGCTCGATATCGTGCAGGGACAACGGGAGCGGTACGCCAGCCATTCCGGTATACTGTCTGCCGCGAGAAATCATTGCGTAAGCGTTGAGTATCTCCCCCGTTACAGCATCAATCTCAGGCTCAGGAATTGGCGGGAGTTTTAATTTCTCCCTTCGCCACTTTGCCTTTTCACCCTGCTCCCCACCGAATTCACTCAGCCACTTCTGCGCTTCGATGGCTTTTTTACGGTTTCCTGCTTTTGCTGCTCTTTGCCCTGGGCGATGCTGGCTGCCTCCGCCAGAATTTGCCAGTAAATCGCTGGCTCCTGTTTCAGAAGTGCAGCTCCGCGTTCCGGCGTGTATTCAATCGGAACTTCTTCGCCATCAACAAGCTCTCCAACGCCCTTCCAGTCTTTGAGCAGGTAATGCGCACAGTTGTCGATAAGCAGATCATCAGCAGAGTCTATTTCCCCGACCGCTGACAGGCTAAATTCGCTGGTTCCAACCTGGTAACTGGCGTCCATTTTTTCAATATGACGACGGATAAGAGCATTACGCGAGCGATACTGGTCGTTATCAATGCTGTTGACCAGCAGTTTCAGGCCTTCAATGGGTTTCAGACCTTTCAGTGGTGTGAACCAGCGCTCGCCACCAACATCAATTCGTGGGGCTAGGATAATCATTAAAAACTCCTGCATGAAAAAAGCCCGCGCCACCATGGAGAGCGGAACGGGCAAGGGAAATTTTATGGTTCAGTTACGGTAATCTCGGCGGTGGCGGTAAAGCCTCGCACTTTACCGGTTATCGTTGCGGTGCCGGCGCCGGCTCTGACTACCTGGCAGTTTTTTTGGCCTGTCGATACCACCGTTGCGACAGTCGGATCTGATGACTCCCACTGCACAGCATCAGTCGCACCAGCCGGGGCAAGGTTCGCTGTCAGCGTGACGGAAGTACCGACATCACCTGATGAAGTTTCTGGCGTTACGCTGATTGCCGTGGCAGGGACGGTAACAGTGCGGGTAATCGTCGGCGACTCGTCAGTTGCAGTGATATCCAGTTGAACCTGGATAATGTCGGTATTGCCGCCATCCGGCCAGTCGCCAGAGACCTGCACTTTCGGGAAGTTAAACGTGTACTGCCCTTCGTCGTTCGCCAGTGTGAAACTGAATGGCACGGTTGCGCCGGTAAGCATTTTACTCCAGACCTCCCACGCTGCTTTTGACCACGACAAAGTGATTGAACCTGACGGCGTGAACGTAGTCGGGATATTGGCCCCGGCATACGGTGAGCCGGTACCGATACAACGCTGTGTCTGAACGTTGTTATCAAACTGGATGTTAAAGGTATCAATACAGAAACCATCACCACCATCGACGCCATTCAAGTTAATTGCAGTGACCTCTTTGAACGAATAACGCAACTCGCCAGCATTATCAGCAGGTGTGCCTGTGATGTAACTCGTATTGTCTGCTTTTGAGTCCCAACCCAGCCCGGCGAATGTGACTGTCGCGGTAACGTCGCCATCATTCGGAACTTCCAACTGGAACACGCTTACCTGCGCGCCACGAACAATAGAGGCAATGCCAACGTCCGAAGCATATGTCGCAAGAGAGAAGGAAATACGGTCATTCCCCATCGTCAGCACATTGCTTGCCCACTCTGCGCCAAAACACGAAGCAAGAAAGTCATCATGCTGGCCATAGCGGAATTTTGCCCCGACATCGCCGCCAACATCGACCGTCCCCAGCGTAGCGCCCTGCGCCATTCGGGTGCCACCAATCTCATCGTTATCGTTGGTGTTCTGGGACGGGCCAACGCCCCAACTTGTGCGTTTAAAAAGGTTCCACGGAATACCCGCTGGGGTAACGCCGGGAGTTGTTTCTCTTACAAAACATGAAATAACTTTGGCTCCGCTCGACATGCGGTCACCTCCATCGAAGTTAAGCGCTACAGAGCGCGGTAAGGAATTTGTAGATTGAGCTGAGACCAGCCGTCGGCCTCGCCCGCCGGGACTGCCGATACAGCGAAGTAACTCAGTCGTCCGTCATTCTGGAATTCAAAATGCTCCGTTATCTGGTCTGCTGTTTGAGTAAGCAGAATCGTGCCGGTGTAGACCGGTACAAATAGCTGAATGATAAGTACACCGGTTCGATGAACTACCGGCCCGTTCCCGGTTTCGTTGGCTCCCGCCTGCCCTGAAATATTGGTGAAGCGTGCCCAGATATCGCGGCCGCTCGGATCAAATAGCGGTCCGTTGGGATAGTCCACCGCATCAGAAGCAATAGCGGTCTGAGCCGTCATTCGGGAAATGACGGCGTTTCTGATTTCTGTAAGGGTCATTTGTAGGCCTGAACGACACCGTTAAATGAAACTGCATAGACGCCCGCTGGAGCCTGCGTTGAATGCCCGTTCTCAAGAGGTACGGAGTAAGGAAGGTTTGACTGGATATAAATCACTGAGTAGGCCGGAGCCTGATCGATGATGTTTTTACCGTTGAGAAATGTCGTCGTTCCGCGCGGGTCCTCCTCTGTTGGAACCGAGTAATCCGGTGATCCGATACTTACGAAATGCGAAGCCCTGAACGTACCCGCACGATAATCTGCCGGGCGTTTGATATCCATGCTGTCGTTAACACGTACTTTCTTCCTGAGTCGCCCGGTTTTGGTCAGATTATCCGGGTTGTCGTAGAGCGATTCGTTCCATTCTCCAACCGCTTTGGAGTACTCGACGGCGGTAGCGTTAATCGCCCAAAACTCTGGATTGCCGACAGGAGACCGTTTCACGATTTCATTCAGCAACTGTGTAGCGATGGCTCGCTGCCGCAACCTCACGTCATCGGCCACCAGCCCGGCGAATTCTGCCGGGTCAATACTCCAGCCCTTAGCCATATCACGCCCTCCGTAACTGGATGGAATACGCAGCACCAGCGGAATCAACAGCGGCGGTTATGACCTCATAACGCTGAGGTACACCAGTTATCGGTTCCGGCGCCGTGACAAAGTGCCCGACTGCTGGCCTATCGGTCACCTCGTTAATCAGGGCGGTTAATTTCAGGTCACCGTGCAGGATATTAACGCCATCGATACGACGGAGTTTGTACCGCGCCAGAACACCGCGCCCTGAATACGTCACCTGCGTTTCACTGCCGGTTTCCGTTACCGGATCCCAGTCACCTCGAACGGTGTATGTTCCAGTGAAATCCTTAACAGCATCCTGCAGGTCGGTATCGAATGCTGCGGCGACTTCAGTTTGTAGCTCGTCACGTATGCCCATGCTACCTACCCCCTGACCAACCGCACCTGCGACTTACTAACGCCATATGGCATAAGCATGGCCAGCGCAAGCTGCAGGTCGGAATCGAGTAATGCCGTGCTATTGGTGGCGATCTCGGCATAGGACTTTGAAACAGAAACATCGTCAGCATCAACCGTCTTACTCAGCAGCACCCCAGAATCGGTTTTCTGCTGATACAGCCCGCCATTTGATGCAGCCAGTGCCGCATAGGCGCCAGCCTGCTTCACATCGTCAGGAATAATGGTTTCGTGAGTAGCCTTATTGCACGGAAGCTTCAGATTGAGACCATTCATCCAGGTGTTACCCATCAATACAGACCTGACTTTTTTGCTTTCATCAGTCCAGGAATCTCCCAGAATGGAATTGACGTCTTCAACAGTTATGAAGGTGAGCATCTATTACTCCGTTTCTTTCCAGCCGAGCGCCTTCCAGTTTTCAACCTCATCAGGATGTACGTCAGCATTTGTTGGAGCGCCGGGAAATGCCGGAAAGTCAGTGACCATAGCAACCAGATAATCCTGCTCCTGCTGCTCCTGCTGCTCCTGCTGCTCCTGCTGCTCCTGCTGCT